GCCAGGGCACTTTGCAATGGCTGTGCCAGGTCACTTTGCAATGGCTGTGCCAGGGCACTTTGCAATGGCTGTGCCAGGTCACTTTGCAATGGCTGTGCCAGGGCACTTTGTGCAACCCGAAGGGGGGATGAAATCTTCGGCGGTGTAAAACGAAACACTGCTTCGGATTGCTCAATAAATACCATATTTTTGGGGTTAACCAAATCAAAAATTTTGTCAATATACATTCTTTCTCTTTCTATATATATTTATAACCTTATATAGCAGATAATTTATTTTTTCTTTACATTTATCTTGGGACCAGAACTGCGTTTTTTGAATACGTTCGGATCATATTTATCATCTTCATCGTCGGAATTCATTTGATTAGATATTTCCCAATACTCTTTTGACCCAAGACGGAAATTATTATGTGCATCTGCTTTATACCAAAAGACTTGGTCTGTTAACGCGTTTGATTTGGAATTATTATGTATAACAATACATTCATAATTTTCAGTACATTGATCCATAACTTGACAGAATGCTTCAAATGTAGGAAACATACCAGCATAATGTTCATAAATTCGTTTTCTATTAGAGACAATATTTTCTCTTAATATAAATACAAAATCGATATTTGTTCTTAATGAAGGTTTGATACCTAATGGGTATTGCATCGAAAGTACTAACATTAGTTTCCAATGTCGCCCATTATAAAAAATTAAACGCATTACTTTATCATTCAACCACGACTGGTCGTATAGACAGTCATCCATGATGATAAATGCTCGTGGATCTACATTCGACTTATTATATAGTTTTAATTCTCGGTTTATTTGCTTTAAGACACTTCGTTGACGTCTTAATACATTTTCAATAATTGCAGTATTGTATTCATTGTGTATAAATATTTTTGGGACAATTTTTGAATAATAACCATTTCCTTCTTCTGTACCAGATATAACAGTACCAATAGGTATATCTTGTTGGTGATATAATAGATCATTAATTAAATATGTCTTTCCAGTATCACGCTTTCCAATTAAAACAATTACGGGTCCTTTTGATTCATGACCGCCTTTAAAATTAATCATATTCATATCAAATTTTTTTAAATGCAGAGAGGAAGATGTCATATATATATAATGATAATAAATAGTTTATTGTAAATTATAACGAATATATAAAAATACATTAGTTTAAAATATGTATTATTTTTACTATAGTTAGTTTATGATAAAAATTGATTATCAAAAGAGAAAAAATATAGCATTATTTAAAAATTTAGCAAAACAATTATCTATTGAATCTCCGCAAAATTACATACCAATTTATAACAAATTTTTTTCATTAAAAGAGAACAATTATAATAAAATCAATTTAAACCATACATTGTATATTAAAAATATTATTAATGAGGAAAGTGTAAATATATATAGTTGCACTCTTGAAAATATACATACGACTAAATCCGAAGAGAAATCCGTATTTTTTAAAATGGCACCATTATTAGACCCATTTAAGTTTATCTGTGGAGATTACGAAAAAGTAAAAAACTTGAATACATTGCCCGACTTTGGCGAACCAAATATTTACGAGAAATATCTGGATATGAATAATTCTGCTTATATAGATAGTTTTTTCGTATATTTAACAAGTATGTTATTACATAATGAGGGTTTCGTTCACGGATTGGATTTTTATGGTTCTTTTCTGTGTATGAAAGATAATTATAATGTTGATGTTATCGATGAAATAGAATACTTAAATAATAATTCATACTTTCAAAAAAACATAAACACTTTATTTTATATAGACGAAGAATATTTTCCTTTATTTGAAAACAATAAATACATGAAACAAAATCAAATTATTATACATAATGATAGTGTCAGTTCGCTTTTATCTGTGGAAACGATAACTGATGTATGTTTTACACCTGAGTCAAATTCAATTCCGAGTCAACAGAAACAGAGTTTAGACGATATTGAAATATTCCCAGATAGTCCATTCTCTTGTACATCAAAGCACCAAGGGAGTATTCAGAGTGGTTCATATTCTTCTTCATGTAGTTCATATACTACAAATACTAGCGATAGTGATAGCAATAGCGATCTTCATAGTGAGAATACAAGTATGAATTCGGATACACTCCATGAGGATGAATATAGCGATTATATTTCATCAGATGATGGGCTTTCATTCACGGACGAAGTTGTATATATTCGAATCCCAAAATTTCCAGTACAAATAATATGCATGGAAAAATGCGAAAATACCATGGATGCTTGGATTATTGATACCAATCGCGATGTAGAAGATTCTTCAAAAAAATCAGAAGAATGGTTATCTTTGTTTATGCAAATTATTATGATGTTAATTACATATCAAGAAGTGTTTTCTTTTACTCATAATGACCTCCATACGAATAATATAATGTATATACCTACGAATAAAAAATACTTATATTACAAGTATGATAACAATATTTATCGTGTTCCAACTTTTGGTAAAATATGGAAAATAATTGATTTTGGAAGAAGCATTTATACATTTGATAATAAATTATTTTGCAGTGATAGTTATAAAGCAGATGGAGACGCAAATTCTTTATACAATATTGAACCATATTTTAATCCTTCAAAACCAGTATTAGAACCAAACTTTAGTTTCGATTTATGTAGATTAGCTTGTTCAATATATGACTTTATTATTACGGATGATAAAAATGATCCAATTCAAAAAATCATATTAGATTGGTGTATGGATGATAACGGAAAAAATATCTTATATAAAAAAAATGGCAAAGAAAGATATCCAGATTTTAAATTATATAAAATGATATCAAGATGTGTACATAATCATACTCCACAAAAGCAGTTAATACGCCCAGAATTCAAAAAATATATATATAATAATAGTCCTATCAAAGAAACAATTATAAATATTGATTATTTACACCCTTGAAGATTTCATCCCCCGAAGGGGGGAGGCAACCGCCCTAAGGCGGTTTAACAAAGTGCCTTGGCACAGCCATTGCAAAGTGCCTTGGCACAGCCATTGTCCCCCTTCGACGGTATAAATCTTCGGCGGTATAATTTATTCCGTAAAAACTTAGAAAAAGATATATAATTATCTCAATAATTATATATGACAGAATATGGATTTATAATTACACGACACGTAAACTCGGAAAAAACCAATCGTTATTGGAATCGTTGTGTGCAATGTATACGATATTTTTATCAAAATATACCCATTATTATTATTGATGATAATAGTAATAAAGAATTTATAACGTCTGATTTTCCGTACTCAAATATACGAGTAATAGAAAGCGAATATCCAAGTAGAGGTGAATTATTACCATATTACTATTTGATCAAACATAAATTTTTTAAATATACAATAATAATACACGACAGCGTATTTATTCATCGTTATTTTCCTTTTGAGATATTTATCAAGTCAAATATAAAAGTCTTGCCATTATGGTTTTTTCATCCAGATAAAGAAAATATAGAGAATACCATTCGATTAACAGACCAATTACATAATAATATTAGTATTCGTGATAAATTAATGAATGATAATATATTGGGCTTACAACATACAAAATGGTATGGTTGTTTTGGTGTACAATCTTTTATATCTTTGGAGTTTCTCCTATATATAGAAGAAAAATACAAAATAACCAATTTAATACATCATGTACATTGCCGCAAAGACAGATGCAGTTTAGAAAGAATATTTGGATGTATATTCTTCACAGAAAATTCGTCTATACAGTATCGCAAATCTTTATTAGGGAATATTTTACATTATATGAATTGGGGATATACGTATGACGATTATAATAATAATTTAAAGAACAAATTATTAATAAAACCGATTATTAAAGTATGGACTGGACGCTAAAATTTGGGTTCATCAATAAATACTGGTATCGTGTTATTTATTCCTTGTCCCCCCAATTGAACAATTGAATTCATCTGTTCCAATAAAAAATCTCCTATAATTACACTAAAATATACAATAAATGTATCGCGAACTAATATTTTTAATGGTTTATTTTCCTTAATTATAAATCGCATTTCTATAAATCTTGCAATAAAATACACAATAGAAATAATAAATGCCTTCCAAAATGAATTACTCATATTATTCATAATTACTATTTAGTCGTTATTTATACGCATTTCTCTCAATTATATTCTGTAATATGTAAATCGTCTTCTGATAATAAATCTGGTAATAATTCTAATGGTTTATCATCATTATCAAAGTCGTCTATATTTATATTGATTAATTCTTCTTCGAGTGGTCTTGATTTTTCATCATAGGAAAGAGTAACGGGTTCTCTTTGTATTGGTGCTGGTATTGGTATTGGTGTTTGTATTGGTGCTGTTACTGGTGCTGTTACTGGTGCTGGTGCTGGAACGATATGTATAATTTCCTCTTTTACTTCTTCTATAACCCTCTCTTCAACAGATTCATCCATATATACTTTTAAAATCGTTTCTACTGGAATACTATCCCGAATAGAATGTAAAATACAATCTTGCACAATCAATTCTAATTCCCGATTATGTTTTTGTATCTGCAATGGTTCAATACCAATTTGAAATAAATATACATTTTTATAGATTTTACGAGCAGTAGAAATATATACTTTATGAATAAAATCATCTAATTTTGGTATATTAATGTCAATTTTCTTTTGTTTTTGTCCTACTCGAACAGCAGTCAATAATTTTAATTGAATAATATGTACACAACTTATTAAATCTTCTAAATAAGTGCAACCTGATTTTTCAATAATTCTTTTTCTTTCATTTTCTACTGTATTTGCGTTCCAATTTGGAATATGTTGTATAAAATTTTGAAAAGTCATTAAATATTTGTCTTTCTCTCCTTTATCGTGACATATTTTTACTGATTCCATAAAAATAGATTTGTAACCTTCAATAATAAAGGGAGTTAATATACTAAGCAATTTAGAACACCATTCGTTTCGCGATTCATTTAAAGAATGTACATTAAAATCATCCATATCAATTAAAGTAAATGGATATTTGTTAAATTGTCTTTTAAACTCATTTACACCTCGAATATGTGAAATTGGGAATAGGAGTGTGTTTTATTTTACTCTGCAGTAGAAAAAGAACAATATATCGAATTAATTAAAAAAAATAATAACCATTCTTCATTACGAATTTCTTTTTTCATTTGGCTAAAATGAATTAAAATATTATATCTATCTTCTTCTGAAATAGAAAAAGAGAAATCTTCAAGTAATTTCACCAGATCCATTGAACTAAAACCTTTTTCATATAAGTAATGAGCAAAACGAACAAAATCTAATAATTCGTGTCCCATATTAGTTAAAAATTCTTTTTTTAGTCTTAATAATAATGTATCACGTTTGAACAAATTCGGGTGATAATATTGATATAAATGAGTAGGTTTATTATTAATAATAACTTCTGGCACATAAATTTCGCAAAAACGAGATAAAATCGGTCTCATAATTCCCGATTTATCTTCTAATATCATAAAAAAACGAGTATTATGATTAAATAATTCGATACATCTACGTAATGCAGATTGTGCGTCCATTGTAAGATTATCAGGATTAAATAATAAGATTGTTTTAAAAATAACTCCTCCATTCGAATGTATATGTGATTTTGCAAAAAACTTCAATTCTTCGCGTATAAATTTGATACCCTTAGAATGAGAACAATTTACATGCATTACATAAAAATCTAATAATTCTTTATTGTAGCCGTAGATTTGATTTACAAAATGGTTAACTATAGTGCGTTTCCCGCTTCCATTTGGTCCATAAAATAAAATATTTGGTATAGTTTTCGTTTCATAAAAATTATCTAATTTTTGTAATATATCTTTATGAATAGTCAATGACATAGTTATGTATATATTTAAATAAATAATAAGTGTATTTAAATGTATTTACACCCTTGAAGATTTACACCTTTTAACATTTTACACCTTTTAACATTTTACACCCTTGAAGATTTACACCCTTGAAGATTTAAAACCGCCCCTCGGGCGGTTGAAATAT